TGAGCGCGACAAGGCCTGGCGCGCGCGTCGTCGTGCCGCCAAGGCGCTCGAGACGCAGCAGGCAGCTCGTCGTGCGCCCGCAGCGCGCGTCGCCCCCAGCGCGCCTGCAGCGCAGCCTGCTGCGCGCGTCTCGCCCCAGCTCTCGCTGAGCGGCCTCAACATCAGCAAGACGCAGCTCATCGCGACGCTCGAGGTGCACTACGCAGCGGCCGTCGCTCGTAAGGACGTCTCGCGCGCTCGTGCGATGAGCAACGCCTTGCAGCTCGCCAAGCTGCTCGCGTGATTCGCCGCGCTGCTGGGGCGCACACAACCCCAGCGTCCGCGCGTGCGCTCGACTGCGTCGAGCCTATGCGCGGGCAGCCATTCTGCCCGAGCCGATAGGAGACAACCCGTGAAACGCTACATCGACAACGTCATCTCTGCGCTGCCCTACGTGCGCAGCTGCTCTGCGCTTGTGCGCGTCCTGCTGGGGCGCGCATGAACACCGGCACCCGCAAGGGGCGGCCCACGCTGCCCGCCAACGAGAGGCTCGGCGAGCGCATCGTCGTCCGCCTGAGCCCCAGCGACGCGGCTGAGCTCGAGCAGCTCGCGCGCCAGCTGCAGACCAGCGTCTCTACCATCGTGCGCCTGGCGCTCGTGCAGCTCGTGCGCGGTCAGGAAAGCGCGTGAGCGCGGTCAAGCATCCGGCCGACGCGCGCACGCGCCTGCGCCCCAGCGGCGCGCGCCTGGTCGAGTGGAACGCGCACTCGGACAGCGGGCGCTACCCGTGGGACAGCCGCCTGCTCGCGGCAGGCTGGCGTCAGTGGGACACCGACCAGGACGCCTGGTACTTCGGCGTCTGGGTCCACAAGCAGCTGCGCGAGGTGTTCACGTACGCCGAGGGCGACTGCGTGCACGTGCTGTGCAGCGACGCGGCGAGCTTCCGCGCTGAGCTCAGCGCGCTGCTCGAGGCGCACCCGGAGCACCCGCCCGCGATCATCGAGTACGACCTCGATGCGCGCACGCGCACGGAAGTGCGCGACCACCGCCTGAGCCCGGAAGACATCGATGATGAAGTTTAGCTCTGGCCGCTGCGTGGCGACGCCAGGCGCGCAGGCTGCCGTGCCTGACGCCCGCATTCGGCAGTGCCTGTTCCAGCACTTCGACGGCCACTGGGGCGAGCTCAGCGGCGCCGACGTGCAGGCCAACGAGTACGCGCTCAAGCACGGCGGCGACCGCCTGATGTCGGTCTGGCGCATCGACGAACGGCAGCCGAAGCTCGGCAAGTTTTACATCATCACGGATGCCGACCGCTCGGTCACGACCGTGCTCCTTCCAGACGAATACTAGGCCCGCTGAGCCTCGAGCTCTGCGCGCTTGAGCTCTCGCGAGTTCGCGCGTCTTGCTCGGAGTTTTGCCCTATGCAGTTCTATCTCGGCGCGCACCGCGCGCACCGCGCGCACTGGCTCGCAGAGACGCTCAGCTCGCGTTAGTGGAGCGCTGCGATCGGGTGACCCCGTCTCCTGCGGGCTGGTCGCCCACCGTGCTTGCAACACCTGCAGCGCACTCGGGAGTATCGCTGAGCTCGCTGGCGCCCGCAAAAGGGGCTCGGCGCTGCGCTTGGGGTAGGGTCGCGCGAGCTTCTCGACGCGCGCCCGCACAGCGTCGTCGAGCGGCATCAGGTACCGGTGCTTGCCGAGCAGCTGCACTGCGCGCACCTCGCTCGTCTTTTTGCATCGTCGGCGGTGCCCGAACTCGGTGACGAACCCGGACGCTGTGATCTGCCGGTTGTGCCACTGCCGGCCCGTCGCGTCGACGTACGCCTTCGAGCGCGGGCTCGTGCCTGTGTAGATCCAGCCCCCGCCCTGGTAGATGCCGCCGTGGTGACCCTGGTTCGCGTCAGCGAACGACACGACGAGCTTGATGCCGGGGCTGCGCTTGCGCAGCAGCTGCAGCGCAAAGCGGACGATGCGCGTGACCGGCGTCCGGTGCGCGCGCAGCGCGATGCGCACGAGCTCGCAGCACTCAGTCTGCGCCAGCCCGAACTGCGTGCCGAGCTGCGGGGAGGCCCCGCGCGCGAACAGAACGACCCCGACAAAGGCGCCGTCCTCCCAGACGCCCACGACGTTGGCCGTGCCGGGCGGGACGCTCCTCGAGTAGTGCCAGCGCGCGCACGCGACGCTCGCTGCTTTGCTGCTTGCCCAGTCAACGCGCAGCTCAGGCTTTGTCAGCTTTGAGGTCCCAGGCATGGCCACACTCCGGGCAGGTCACCATCTGCGGCTCGAGCTTGTCGAGCTCGCCCTGGTCGTCCTCAGCAGTCGGCGCAAACTCTGCAGCCAGCGCGTCGAGCTCGCCCCGGTCAAAGCCCGTCAGCAGCGCGTCGTACCCCTCGTCGGCCAGCCCCTGCAGCTCGACGGCGAGCGTCTCCATGTCCCAGCCAGCGTTCAAGGCGAGCTTGTTGTCGGCGATGACGTAGGCCCTCTTTTGCACATCAGTCAGACCGACCAGCATGATGGTCGGCACCTCCGCGAGCCCGAGCTGCCGCGCGGCTAGCACGCGCCCATGCCCCGCGATGATGCCGCCCTGCTCGTCGGTCAGCACTGGGTTGGTGAACGAGAACTCCCTGATCGACGCTGCGATCTGGGCGATTTGCGCATCGCTATGCACTCGCGAATTTCTCGCGTACGGGATCAAGTCTGCTAGCGGTCGGTACACGACAGCGAGCTGCTCAGGTCCCGCTTGCTTGCGTGCTGCTGCGTCTGCTTTGCCCATTTCGAATCTCCGTTGATCTTCGATTGCGTGCGCCCATAGACTTGCTAGCACTATGATCGTGAAGCTCGTCGCGACCGTAAAGCTGCTGACCAGCGCGCAAGACAAGGCGCGCCTGCTCGCCACCATGGAACGCGTCAACAGCGGATGTGCGTGGCTCGCGGAGCGCGCCTTCGAGCTGCAGTCCGCCGACAAGCGTCGTCTGCAGAAGCTCTACTATCGCGAGCTGCGGGAGACGTTCAGCCTGTCGGCGCAGCACACCGTCCTGCTCATCTCGAAGGTCTGCGAAGTCTACAAGCGCGACCGCTCGAAGCTGCCGACCTTCCGCAAGCACGGAGCCATTGCGTACGACGCGCGGCTGTACAGCTTCAGAAATGGGCTCGACCGTCTCAGTCTGCTCGCGATCGACGGCCGCATGCTCGTGCCGTGCGCGATCGGCGACTACCACCGAGCTCGGCTCGACGCTGCGCGCGGACAGGCCGACCTCGTCTACCGCAAGGGCAAGCTCTACCTGTTTGTGACTGTTGAGGCGCCTGTCGGTGCGCCCGTCGACCCTAAGGGCTGGCTTGGCGTCGACCTCGGCATTCGCAATCTTGCTGTCGACTCTGACAGTGAAGCGCACTCTGGGGAGCCTACGCTGGCTCTCCGAAGTCGCATCGCAAAGCTGCGAGCAGGACTGCAGCGCGCCGGCACCAAGAGCGCCAAGCGCCACCTCGTCAAACTTCGGAGTCGGGAGGCGGGCTTCCACGCCCACACCAACCACGTCATCAGCAAGCACATTGTCCGCAAAGCCAAAGACACCGAACGCGGCATTGCCATCGAGGACCTCGGCGGCATCCGCGAACGGGCAACGGTTAGAAAGGCTCAGCGGAGCACCCTGCACGGATGGTCGTTCGCTCAGTTGCGCAAGTTCATCACCTACAAGGCGCTCCTCGCAGGCGTCGCGTGCGTGGCAGTGGACCCTCGCGACACGAGCAGGACGTGCCCCTCGTGCGGGTGTATCGACAAGGCGAGCCGGCGCTCTCAGGCCGAGTTCGCATGCACCGCCTGCGACTTTGCCGCGCATGCCGACTGGGTAGGCGCACGCAACATCGCAGGCAGGGCCGAAGTAATCCGGCCTATCGTGGAGGGCGTTGAAGTGGTTGTGAGCCATGGAGTCTATCCGCAAAGCGCCTGCCTTTAGGGCAGGGCTGGTTACCCGCCCTCGATCCAGTCTGCAATCGCCACGTGCAGCGCGCCGATGAGCTCGTACACGCTCGTCCGCACGCCGCGCTGCATGCGGTAACTCCGGGCGCAGCGCACCCCGTGCTTGTCCCGCTCGAGCGCGACGACGACGACGCTGTCGCTCGCCGCCAGCGCCTCGGTGATGAACGCGTGCAGGTCGGCGCGCTCGCTCTCGCCCCAGGCCGGGAGCGGCTCGC